CTTTAGTCACACCCATTGCCTAGGGTCGATGTACCGACGGAAGGCAAGCGAAAACCATGGACGCAAAGACCTACATCTACGAGGTGTACACCTCACATTTAGATAGCGGTCAGCAAGTCATGGTGCAAATATTTCGTGATCCACTCGACGGCAGGACGCTGCACTCGCAGCTCGCTTTTAAAGACATCTCAGGCAGCTGGGGTGTCCCATACCAACTGGAGAAAAAATGATCTTTACAGCCCCCAAAATAATTGCAGGCATCATTAGTACCATCTGGGCGTTTACGACCTTCCTAGGGGTTGCTAGGAGCCTTCCAGAGGCAGATAGCAACATCATCCCAGCCGCCTACTACGAGGCCGTACTGCCTGTTACCACGACAGTCGCTTCAACCACGACTATTACCACGATCGCGACTTGTGACGATGCTTTACAGCTGGCTCTTGACCTTGGCTTCCCAGCCGATCAACTTGGCACACTTGACCTAGTCATGCACCGCGAGTCACGCTGCCAGACAACCGCGCATAACTTGAGCGATCCCAACTCAGGATCGTACGGCCTGACACAGATTAACGGCTTTTGGTGTTTGCCTAACAGCAACTGGCCTATTGGCTGGCTGCAAGAAAAGGGCATTTTGGAAGAGTGCAGCGATCTGTTTAACGCGACGATCTCACTGCGCGCCACCCTTGCTATATACAACAATTCAGGATGGGCACCATGGGCGACAGCGAACTGAACAGCATTTATCCCGAGACTGGGATTACCGAACACACCCGGGCGATGATGGGCATGATTGACGATCTGTTTACACCGAACCATGTAAAGCGATCAAAGGCATCACATCTCTATCACTTAATAGGCGAACTCGAAGCCCTACGCGATGACCTACAACGCATGGACGACCCACGCGCAAACTTCTTGCAGCTTGCCATCACCGAACTCAGCCAACTCATCATCTAACATCATCCCAGTAACCCGAACAAAGGACACCCGACATGTCAGACCTACAGCTCTTCCAAGCAACCCTCGGCCTCGGCGGATACAAAGAACAGCCATTTACGATCGAGCGCAATGTGGTTGCAATCAGCCGATCAGCACACCCCACATCTGCTAACGCTGCATTACGCGCACTACCCAAGTCAGGGTCAAAGCGTAAGCGTGTTTATGACTTCATCAACCGTGTAGGCGGTGCTACCGACGAAGAGATTGAGCAAGCCTTAGACATCTCAGGCAACACTGTCAGACCAACACGCGGCTCACTAGTCAAAGACGGCTTCATTGTCGACTCAGGCCTCGAGCGACTGACTAAGGCAGGCAACCCTGCGATCGTGTGGCGTGTGGCGTGACCAAGTTCGGCAGATACTTGCCGTCAGATCGCACACTAAAGCATCGCGAACGAACAGCCAGAGCAATAGAGACCGACAATAAACGAAAAGAAAAGGCAGACAAAATGGGCTTTGATCTACAAAATTACGAAACAGTGGCAGACAGACTTGTGCGCTGGTGGGACGCATACCCACAGGGACGCATCGAGACTCACATTTACACCTATGACGGCACTCGCATTGTTATGCGCGCCGAAGGCTTTAACGACGAGGATCGCATGATCGCCACCGGGTATGCAGAAGAAACAATCTCAGACCGTGGTGTTAACGCAACCAGTTTTGTAGAGAACTGTGAAACCAGCGCCATAGGCAGAATGATTAGCAACAGCCCAATCGGTACTGCTGGCCCTCGACCATCAAGGCAAGAGATGGAGAAGGTTGAGCGGACTGTGCCTGTGCGCGCTGTAGTCGGCTCAGGGCAGCCTGTTCCGAAGCCACAGCCATCATCAGGCGCGTTCGTTAGCCCTAAGCAACAGACCTACATCAAAGCACTTGCCCGTGGCAAAGGCTGGGACGAAGGCGAAACGCTTGAGCAGCTGCATGCCTTCCTTGGGGTCAACGATGTGATCCTTGAGACTTTGACTGCATCACAGGCAAGCCGTGTCATTGAGGCTTGGAAGTGAAGGAAGCAGACTTCCAAAAGATCGTTATAAACCTTGCCAAGATGCATGGTTGGCTTGTGCATCATCCGTTGCCATCTATGAACAAGCGCGGCATCTGGGCTACACATGAGCTAGGCGATCACGGCTTCCCTGACCTTGTGCTTGCCCATCCTTCGGGCCGTGTTATATTCGCAGAACTTAAAAGCGACAAAGGCAAGATCTCACCCCTTCAATCACGATGGATTACAACGCTGCAACAAGGCGCAGTGGTCTGGGTATGGCGGCCAGCTGACATTAACTGGATATCCCAATATTTAAGTCTTAAAGGACGCACAACTTCATCAGTCTCATCGACCTAAGCCATTCGCACGGCAGTTGGTAACACTCGGTAACGAGGGTAGATCGACGCGCCCTGAAACATGCAACACGAAATGAGTTAGGCAAAGCGTCGAGGCGACCTGTAAACATAATCAGGTGGTAATGAGGTAACGGAGTGAGGCATCCCGTGGGTGAGCATTACCGCATTAGGCTTACACAGATGACATACCGTTAACAAACAAAGACCGAGGCAACATGAACCCGACAGCAACACAGACCACAAAACATCGAGGACAAGGCGCTTGCGCCGCGTCAGCTCAAGCCGAAGGCGCGAGAGCATGAGCAAAGCACACCGAGACCCCCAGTACACAGCCAACAGACGCAAAGTCTTAGCCAACAAGCCTGACTGTGCATACTGCGGCAAACCGAATGCCGATACCGTCGATCACATATTGGAGTTGGATGCCGGGGGCGACCACTCGCTGGACAATCTCGCACCATGCTGCGCGGCCTGCAACAACATCAAAGGCCACAGATATGTCACCGCCCGAAACGCACACCGCCAACACTCAAGACACGAGTCAATGCAAAAAAATGGAGTGCGAAATATCAAAGAGGTTTTTTATGAAGAGAAGAGATTGACCCCGACCCAACTCTTGTCTCTATCGGAGGGCAACCAGCCCGAACTGGCGGCAACTAGCCACGACTGGCCTCGACTGGAAACGATCGTCACGGATCATGCAGGATCGTTCGGGGCTGATGTGCAGGGATGGGCAGAACAGCATCTAGGGCTGACCCTTATGCCTTGGCAGGTGCGCGCGCTTGACGGTCAGCTGGCTTATGACGAGCATGGTGAGCTGCTGCATCGCACGAGTCTCGTTTCTACTGCCAGACAGAACGGAAAGACCGTTGCTCTAGGTAGTCTCGTCGGCTGGTGGCTTACAGAGATGCCCAAAATACGGGGCAAGAAACAAACCGTCCTGACAACGGCAAACAGACTTGACTTGGCGATTACCCTGTTTGACGAGATCGCGCCCGTGTTAGTCGATCGCTTTCAAGCAACCGCAGTAAAGGCTTACGGTCGTAACTCGGTGACAATGCCAGACGGCAGCAAGTGGACGGTCAGGGCGGCAAAGCCATCGGTCGGTCACGGCACAAGCAACGATCTGATCGTGGCAGACGAAATCTGGGACATGTCGCAGCTTGCCATTGACGGCGGCCTAATCCCATCTATGCGCGCACGAAAATCACCGCTGCTCAGCTGCTGGTCAACGGCTGGCACTGAGGCATCGACCGCATTCTTGCGCTGGCGTGAGCAAGGCCTACGCGCCATAGACCGCGGCGAACGATCGTCGCTGTACTTTGCCGAGTGGTCACCACCGCCTGATCTTGACCCGATGAACCCTGCCGCATGGGCTTACGGCAACCCTGCGCTCGGTCACACTTTGGAACTGTCAACCATTGAGGCCGAGTCTCAAAACCCTGACCGCGCCCAATTCTTACGGGCATCAGTAAACCTATGGGTGGCGTCCGATCGCGGCTGGATACCGCCGGGTGTCTGGCCTGCACTTGAGCACGAAGGCGACATACCGAAAGGCGGCATCGTTGCCATCGAAACCAGCATGGACGACTCGCGCTACTTCGGCCTGCGCGCCGTGGCCCTGCCTGACCGTCGCATTGTCGTGACCGTGGCCTTCGTCGTAGACAGTTTTGCAGCTCTCTTGCTTGAGGTTGACAGGCTCACTGCGGACGGCTGCAAGTTTGCTATTTCACCCAGCATCGACATCCAATGGCCTCGACACCTCGAGACCAAAAAGGTCATCGTCGGCTACGGCGAAATACTCAAATACACCCCCACAGTAAGAAACCTGATAGCAGAAAAAATGCTGCTACATGACGGCTCAACACAGTTGGCTGAACATGTCCAACGCGCGGTTGCAGTCCGATCGCAAGGCTCTGTCGCAGTGTCATCTCAGAGATCACCCGGGCCAATCGAGTTGTGTCGCTGCATGATCTGGGCAGCTGCATTGTGCTCGAGGCCATCAGTGTCGGGTAAGCCGATGCTGGTCACTGTTAGTCAGTAACATACCCTCGGCACTCGGTCGAAGTACCTAGCCTTTCGTCGGGAACTGATTAGGCCGATCGAGTGCCACCATCACAGCGCTTGCATCTGTAATGTTGTGGCATGGGATTATTTGACCGCAAAGTTAGCAAGGCCGCCATCAGTCCAGCGCCTGCTAAAGCGGCAGCTGCTGGTGCAATGAGTCCGGGCTATAACAGCAGCAATGTTGGCAAGAACATGATCGGTCAGTACTACACCTATCGCGAAGGCGAACTGCGCGCAGCAGCAATCTCAATCCCAGCGATCTCACGCGCACGCGATCTACTTGCATCAGTAATTGGCTGCATGCCATTGCAAATGTACAACGAAATGTGGAACGGCGAAGAAATGGAGCGCGTCTATATTGCGCCGCGAACTTGGTTACGCAGGCCAGACCCCACCGTCCCTTACAACTTTCTGATGAGTTGGACTTTTGACGACTTGTACTTTTATGGGCGCGCATTTTGGTACATCACCAGCCGCACCGCTGACGGATTTCCAGCAACCTTCACTCGACTACCAGCAGGCTCAGTTACCACAACAGACATGGCTGGCCCCGTATGGTTCGCACCATCATCGCAGGTGTACTTCCAAGGCGGAGAGATCGACCCTAAGAACTTGATCCAGTTCTTGTCGCCAACACAAGGCATGGTCTATTCATCGCAGGCCGCAATCGAAACCGCAATCAAAATCCAAGACGCTCGAGCGCGCAATGCTTCATCGTCGATCCCTGCTGGCGTGCTAAAGCAAACTGGTGGCGAACCGCTAAGCGCACAAGAACTTGCCGATCTTGCAGCTGCATTTAACCAAGCGCGCGCAACCAATCAGACCGCCGCGCTTAACGAGTTCCTATCTTACGAGCCGACAACAATGTCGCCAGACAAAATGCTGCTCATTGAGTCAGCAAACTACAGCGCACTAGAAACTGGTGGACGCATCGGCAATGTGCCGCCATATCTGATCGGCGTATCGACCGGATCATACTCGTATCAGTCATCGCAACAGGCGCGCATGGACTTGCTGTTCTTCGGTGTAAAACTTTACGCCGACGCAATAGCAGAAACATTGTCAATGAACAATGTGCTACCGAACGGCACTTTTGTTGCCTTCGATTACGAGTCATATCTTGAAGAAAATTATTTAGCAGACAAAATGGAAACACCAACAGCAGAAAACACGCAAGAGGAGATCGCAAACTCATGATCAGATTTACAGCACCATCCGTCAGCATCGACGCAGCAGCAGGCGATGGCACACCATCACGAACCATCACAGGCATCGCCGTTCCCTACGGTGTCGCGGCAACTGTCTCCGACGGTACAGCCGTAACCTTTGAGCAAGGCAGTCTGCCAGTCGAGGGCAAAGCCCCACGGCTCTACATGAACCACGACAGCAATCAGGCCATCGGCATTGTTACCGAGCGCGTCGACACCGCTGAAGGCATGCTGTTTAGTGCCAAGATCAGCAAGACCGCCGCAGGCGACGAGGCTTTGCAGCTCGCCCTTGACGGTGTTCTTGACTCGGTATCTGTTGGCGTAAACCCAACAAAAACGCGAGCAAACGATGACGGCTCAATTACTGTGCTCGCTGCCGACTGGATCGAGTTGTCAATGGTTCCAGTCCCAGCCTTTTCTGGCGCGATCATCACAGACATTGCTGCCAGTATCCACCACGAACCCGAAGAGACCGACAATAATGAAATACAAGAACCCACAGAGGAGACAGAACCCATGTCAGAAGTAACAGTCCCAGCAGTCGAGGCAACCATTCCAACAGCTGCAATCCCAGCACAAGCAAAACGCGAGTTTAAGTTGCCAAGCGCAGGCGAGTTTATGGCTGCCTACCATATTGGCGGCGACACTTTCCACAACATGAACAAAGCAGTAGCAGAGTTCTCCGCATCACAGCGCACCGCATTGCAAGCAGCAGCAGGAGATGTGCTTACTTCTGATACACCCGGCTTGCTTCCAGTTCCAGTTCTTGGCCCATTGGTACAAGACTTAAACTTCTTGCGTCCAGTTGTTGAGGCCGTAGGCGCTCGCGCTTATCCAGATGGCGGAAGGTCAAAGACTTTTACTCGTCCAACGATCACCACTCACACCAGCGTTGCAACACAGTCCACTGAATTGTCGGCAGTTTCGGCAACCACAATGGTCATTGCCGCAAACTCGGTTACAAAAACTACGCTGGCTGGTCAAGTGAGTTTGAGTGCTCAAGATATTTCGTTTACCAACCCCGAGGCAATGGGACTCATCTTGAATGACTTGATGGGCGAATACATGATTGCTTCGGACAACAAAGCAGCAGACGATTTGCTTACAGCAGCAAACTCGTCTGGTGTTTGGGACGGAACAGTTGCCGACTTGCTCAAGTCTGTATATGACGCAGCAAACGATATCTCGAGCAACCGCAACTGGATGCCAACACACATGTTTGTGTCCGTTGATGTTTGGTCACAACTTGGTCAGCTTGTTGACACAACGAACCGCCCAATCTTCCCATTCATCGGTGCAGGCCTTACAGGTCAAAACGCACTGGGCGGCGGAAGTGCAACATCGTGGAACGGTACGCCACTTGGCTTGCAGCTTGTAGTTGACAGCAACTTTGCTGCAAAGACCATGATCATCACCCGTGTTGGTCAAGGCCAAGGCGATGCTTACGAGTTCTACGAGTCCATTCAGGGCCTGTTGAGCGTAGACACGCCATCTACTTTGGGCAAAACCATGAGTTTCCATGGCTATGTTTCAACCTTTGCTGCAATCGGTGGAATGATCCGCAAGATCACACAGGCCTAGTCGAGAGCGGAGCATCCGCTCATGGCTGTTTACAGCGTTACACAAAAGTATCTAATAGATGATTACGCCGTACTGCAATTACTGACCCCATCGGAAATTGCAGTCGGTCAGTCAATTACAGTCGCATCAGTCGATGCAACATTCAACGGCACTTACACTGTTCGCGCATTGCCCCAGTATCTGTACATCGGTATAGACACTGAGGGCGATCTGCTCTATGACATAAATGTGCCTATTGCTAATCAAGTGCTTTACGCCAAGACCGCTAGCGATGTCATTCGAGTAGCAGCTTCGGGAAGCGTTACTTACACCCAGACATGCACATGGGTTACTGCCGCGCAGCTTGTCACTTACCTTGGCGTACAGATCACCAACCCATCAGACGATTACACGCTAATCACTCAGGCCGTATCTGCTGGCAATGACTTCGCATATCGTCGCCGTCAAGAGGCTGGCTACATTGACAGTCTCACAACGAGTCCGGGTGGGGATGCCACTCTCGGCACACTGATGTACTGCGCGGCCCTCTGGCGCAGCCGTGGCTCGCTTGAGAACACTTTCGCATCCTTTGACGGAATGGGCACAGCGCCTCAGCAGAGCCTCACACCGATCGTTAAACAGTTGCTGGGCATCGACAGGCCTGCCTGCGCCTAATGGCTTACACAGACGCTCTCAACGGGGCTATTGACAGCCTGACGACCACACTGACAGCGGTCTCTGGAATTCGAGTAGTAAACGATGCCACTAAGATCGTCCCTAATTGCGTTTTCATAGATGCACCGTCCTTTACCACGATCGCTGGCAATGGCAACATCATCCGCATGGATTTCCCAATTAAGGTCATTGGCTCAGGCCCAGCAGGACTACCAGTCTTGCGCAGCATCCTCGACATCGTTAGCAAAGTTCTACTCAGTCCGATAATCGTCATGGCAGGCCGTCCCAGCAACCTAGAAATTGGTGGGCAGCTCTTCCCGTGTTACGACCTTGACTGTGGAATACAAGCCCAAAGCGCATAAGGAGAAACTATGTACACCATCATCAGCCCTCGCCTCGGAACCCCGGGCGACGAGTTCATTCCAGAGGAAGGTGTCAACATTGACGCACTGCTCGACGGCGGCCTGATATCCACCGACAGCGTAAAGAAATCATCTAAAGTCAAATCAGAACCCAAGGAGCAATAAACATGGCTATCAGCAGCACTTATCTTTCTAACCCAGCACTTACCATTAACTCGGTGGACTTGTCCGATCAGTGCACAAGCGCGGTCATTAACTATGTGTCGGAGCAATTAGAAAACACGACATTTAGCAACACTTCGCGCAGCTTTACATCAGGCTTGTTTAGCAACAGCATTACCGTGACGCTTTACCAGAGCTACGCAGCAAGCGAGACTGAAGCCAGCATCTACAGCCTTGTGGGAACTACGACAACGATCACGATGTCACCAACAGCAGCAGGACTTACTACCCCTAGTGCCACGGCGCCAAAATATACTTTGACCGGGGCTTTCTTGTCTGCCCATACACCGATCAACGCTTCGCTCGGCGAACTGTCCACGATCGACTTGACATTTAGCGGTGGCGTTTTAACTAAAGCCGTCGCATGATCTCGCGGCATCAGCCGCTGAGAATTACAAGTAGCAAGACCGCACAAGCGGAGCCTTGCCCGACAAAGGAGAAACTATGAAAGTCAAACTATCTATCGACCTTGCCGACGGTAAACCAGCACGAGAAATGCACACCAACATGCTTGCCATTGTTGACTGGGAAAAAACAGAAAACCGTAGATCAGCTGACGGCAAAGGCATTGGCTACACCGACATGTGCTGCTGGGCTTACACCCTTTGCAAACTTGCTGGAGACAAAGTGCCTGCAACTTGGCGCGAGTGGGTTGCCGAAAACCCTGACATGACCATTACACCTATAACCGAGGTAGTTGACGAGACCCCTTTCATCGAGGGACTTGGCGGCGAAGCCTCTGCGAAGTCCTAGCGTTAACAGGCTTCTGGCCAAAGGAGATTGAGTTCACTATGAGAGATCTGAACACAGTCACCTATGTGCTTGAGCAGATGCACCGCAAGAAGTAACTATGACTGCATCAGCGTCCATCCAAATTGTTGGGGTTAAGGAAGCCATTAACGGGCTGCGCAAAATTGACCCCCAGCTGCAGAAGGACTTCAAGGCTGAGGCGACAGCGATCGCACAGCCTGCCATTGACGCTGGCAAGGCCGCATACAGCCAGTTTCCCTTATCGGGGATGAAGTACCGATGGTCTGATCGTGGTCGCAAGATCTTCCCGTTCACTATCTCGAGTGCACAGGCTGGCGTAAGGATGCGCTTTGATACTCGGCGCAACGCCATTGGCGTAATCCTGATTGAGCAAAAAAATCCAGCAGCAGCAGTATTCGAGGGTGCAGGACGCAAAGACACCAACCGCCTAGGCACATCCCTTGACGCAGTAAGTCCTGAGCGCGGCTTCGCAATGGCTATGCCGGGGCGTACTCGACTTATTGGCCCAGCGGTCTATAAAGCCAAACGCGGCATCGAGCGCGAAATGGAAAAGATGATCCTGCTAACTATAAAAGAAGTGCAAAAGGAGTTGTAACCATGGCTTTATCTATTCCAATAATTTCAGAGTTTGACGGCAAAGGCATTGACAAAGCCATTAAAGAGTTCCAGCAATTAGAAACCGCTGGAGAAAAAGCACAATTTGCTATCAAAAAAGCGGCTATCCCAGCGGCTGCTGCTTTGGCAGGTCTAGCAGCTGCTGCAGGGCCAGCCATATCGGCTGCATCCGACCTCGAGGAAAACTTAAGCAAAGTGAATGTCATCTTTGGCGAAGGCGCAAAAGATATCGAAGAGTTTGCAAAAACTGCTGCTACCGCTTTAGGCCAATCACAAAACGCTGTCTTAACCGCTGCTGGAACCTTCGGTACTTTCGGTAAAGCCGCTGGATTAGGCGGCGCAGAACTTGCAGCATTTAGCAACGACTTCACTGCGCTTGCTTCAGACCTTGCCTCGTTTAACAACACATCACCAGAAGAGGCCGTTAACGCAATAGGCGCAGCTCTTCGAGGCGAAGCCGAACCGCTCCGACAGTTTGGTGTATTGCTTAACGATGCAACATTAAAAGCCGCAGCAATGGAATTGGGCATCTATAGCGGCAGCGGTGCATTAACTGACCAGCAAAAGATCCTCGCAGCACAAAAAGTTATCTACGATCAAACTGGTGACGCGCAGGGAGACTTCGAGAAAACTAGCGGCGGATTAGCAAACAGCCAGCGCATCCTGTCTGCAGAAATTAAAAACTTACAAGTAGAAATAGGCAAAGGGCTGCTACCAGTAGTTGACGCTGTCCTGCCGTTTCTAACAAAGTTTGCAGCATGGGCTTCCGACAACCCCAAAGCCTTCCAGATCATTGCAGGAACGATCGCTGGAATAGCAACAGCCATTCTTGCAGTCAACTTTGCTATGGCAGCCAACCCATTCACTTTAATCGCTATCGGCGTAGCAGCATTAGTTACCGCACTAGTAGTCGCATACACAAAGTTTGAGACCTTTAGAAACATTGTAAACACTTTGCTTAACGGACTTATTGGCGGCTTTGAGGCATTTGCCAATGGCTTTATTGACTCGATTAACACGATTATCCGCGGCCTAAATATCATCAGCCCGTTTAGCGATATAAAGTATTTAGAAAACATACAACTAGGTCGAGTAGGCGGAGAAGGTGCAAAGAGCACTGGTGGAGCAGCTCGAGAAGGCGGCACAGGCGGATTTGGATCTGGGCCAACGGGATTAGAAGGATTAGGTGGCGGCGGTACTGGTCTTGGTGGCGGAACAGGTAGTGGTACTGGTGGCGGCGGTGGTGGTAGCGGAAAAGCTGCAACCGTACTAGACCTATCTAAGAACTATGCAGGCAACATGGGCGGCAACTACGGCATCACCGGCAACGCAGCAGACTTCTCTAGCCTCTTCGATCAGTTCATGGTTGAGCGCGGCACACCGATCACAGTCAATGTCAACGGCGGTCTAGCCACATCAGCAGACATTGGTCGTGCTGTAGTGAACAGCATTAAAGCCATGAACCGAGTGGACGGCCCAGCACAAATACAGGTCGCCTGATGGCTGCCACGATTGTACAGTCAGGGTCTTACGATCTCAGGATCGCTACGGGCTTCCTTGTTGACGCTTTTACGCTCGACGACCCAGTGAAGGGCTTGCTGGACTCGACTGATTATGTGCTGGACGGTACGACAGAGTTCGCTTCCGTGATTGACGGCGCTACAGGCATCAGCGTGTTCCGTGGACGCAGAGACATCGGCGATCAGTTCACTGCTGGCACGATGAGCTTTGATCTGAACGACACTTTTACGGGCGGCATCTTTAACCCGTTCGATACACAGTCGCCGTATTACGACACCGCTCAGGCTGTGCCGGGTCTAGCCCCTATGCGAAAAGTCGTGCTCAGTCGTGAAGGCGAAGAACTGTTTAACGGCTACATCGTTGACTACTCGTATAACTTCAATTTGGGCGGTCTTGACACAGTCAATGTTGCTTGCGCTGATGACTTTTATCTGCTCAGTCAGACCTACATGGACGAGTTTAATGTGACCGAGCAACTTGCCAGCGCTCGAGTAGCAGCAGTCTTAAATCTGCCCGAAGTCAATGCTTTCATGCTGCCGGGTGAGCGCAGCATTGCAACTTCGACGATTACGCTTGGCGGCGCAGCTGCGTACACCGTTCCGAACGGCACATCGGTTGCCGCTTATATGGCAAAAATAAACGAGTCGGTACAGGGCCGCATTTTTTGTTCAAGATCAGGGCAGTTTGTGTTTCAAGATCGCATCGGCGACACGCTTTCGGCATCCTCGGCAGACTTTCACGACGACGGCACAGCGATCCCATATGACAATGTGGGCATCTCGTTCGAGGCCAATCAGGTCATTAACAGAGCATCGGTGCAACACGCTGGCGCGGCAAGCCCAGAGATCGCCGAGGACTTAACAAGTCAGGCCACCTATTTCATTCAGACCACCGCCATCTCGGACGCGCTAGTCCACAACGACACAGCAGCACTCGACCTTGCCAACTACCTGCTCGTAGGCCAGCCAGAGGCGCGCTACACCAATGTGTCCACCCTTTTCGCATCCTTGACCGATGCCCAGCGTGACACCGTGGCAGTCCTTGAGATCGGCAACACAATTACCATAGAAAAGTCATTTACCAGTGGGGTCACGATCACATCGCTGGCACAAGAGCTAGCCATCGAGGGCATCCAGCACGAGATCGACCTGTCAACAGGCCATCGCATAACCCTGTTCACTAGCCCTACGACGCTGGTGTTTGAGCTGATCTTGGATGATCTGGTATATGGCACAATCGACACAGAAAATGTCTTAGGATAAGGAGCATTATGGGAGCAAACGCAGTAACTACAGTCCCCGTTTATACGGCAGGCGAAGTCCTGACAGCGGCAGACCTAAACATCACTAATAGCGGCATCCCCGTTTTTGCAGACAGCACGGCGCGCACGGCCGCATTTGGCGGTACGGGCGAAAAAGTTTTGGCAGAGGGCCAGTACGCGTATTTGGAAAGTGATAACAGCACCTCAGTTTGGGACGGTGCTGCGTGGCAGCCTGTAGGCGCTAGCGGCATGACATTAGTCAGCTCGACGACTGTTGGCTCAGCAGTTGCCAGCGTCACGGTATCAAGCGCGTTCAGCGCGACCTATGACGCATACAAAATTGTTATTAGTAACACAAGTACCTCTGGCAGCGTTGGCGTACAAATGACTTTAGGCGCAACAACTACGGGTTATTACTATGTGTCAAGCGCTGCCATTTTTAATGGTGGCACTTATGTCGTCAATGTCGGTGACCAAAACGCCGCGTTTTGGGTAATCATGGGCAACACAGGCGCCGCTACCGCATCAACTGCTTTCGATCTAACCAGCCCGTATTTAGCATCGCGAACTTTTTTCAGTGGTCAATATGTAGCCCCGGGTAGCGGCTCGGGTGGCGCGTTAGCAGGATACCTAGCCAACACCACTTCATACACGGCGTTTACCGTTACGCCTGCTAGCGGAACAATGACAGGCGGAACTATCCGAGTCTACGGATACGCAAACAGTTAGGACATAACATGACATACCAAGAAGCCGTAGCAATGTACCCACACGACTCGGTGCACATACAAATTGACGGCGTTGTCCGTCTAATGACCCCTGCCGAGTACGAAGCGTTTATTGAAAAACAAGTTGAGTATGTCCCGCCCGTGGGCTAAATATGTTGCACTTGCTTTCATGGTTGCAGTCATAGCGACGGTATTAAATGGATGCAGCAGCACACGAGTCAACATTGAGCCGAACAGGTGCTTTACGCGGACGGCTTGCGATGTCGCCCGAGGATAAACACGCCCGACTAATCCTGATTGTCGGCATCACAATGTCGATCAGCTTTGCCGCCATCGTGCTCGGCTTCGTTTACGGCCTACTGTTTGTCAACCAGCCCCTCGAGCAAGCCCCTAACGACGCAGCCTTTATCGACCTACTTTCGACCGTTGTCGTGTTCCTCACGGGATCACTTGGCGGCCTATTAGCATCTAACGGAATGAAAAAATCTAAACAGACAGGAGCAACAAATGAAAGCCAGTGATAAAGCAATGATCTCGACCTACATCAACAGTGCTATTGCAGCAGCAGTCGCGCTCTACATGTCAGGCAACACCGATCCCAACGACCTACTTGGCGCGGCCATTGCAGCTGTAGCACCACTATTCATCGGCTATGTCAACCCGAAAAACAAGGCTTATGGCATCGGCAAAAACCCCGAAGCCTAAAGCACCCACGCTTACCGTCGTTCCAGACAAACTCGAGCGCCACTATCACAAACTGGTAATGCCGTCAACGCTTGCCCATGTAACCCCGGGCGAACTACCAGTAGGCCTGCTCGTCGAGGTTAAGCCATACGGCAAACTGCACCCATTAGCAGCTGACGCATACATGGCATTACGCGATGCAGCCTTCGCTGCTGGCGTTAAGACCTTTAAGCCAACATCGGCAGCCGACACTTATCGCAGCATCTCTACACAGACTACTGGCTTCCTTGCTCGATACCAGACCCAGCCGATCGCAGGCGCATCAACGCGCGTGTGGAAAGGCAACACTTACTATCTAAAACCGAACTGTGCGCCGATGGCTGCACCGGGTACATCGCGGCATAATCTCGGGTTGGCAGTTGACATCAGTGACGCATCAGAAACAGGGCGCATGCAATTTATGCTTAAGAACATTCAGGCCTACGGCTTTACATGGGAAGTGCAATCCGAGCCATGGCACATCTTTTACTATGTCGGCGACCGCGTTCCAGCCCTTGTGCAGCAATGGAAACAGGCTAAATCCTTGCTTTAGTCACACCCATTGCCTAGGGTCGATGTACCGACGGAAGGCAAGCGAAAACCATGGACGCAAAGACCTACATCTACGAGGTGTACACCTCACATTTAGATAGCGGTCAGCAAGTCATGGTGCAGATATTTCGTGATCCACTCGACGGCAGGACGCTGCACTCGCAGCTCGCCTTTAAGGACATTTCAGGCAGCTGGGGTGTCCCATACCAATTGGAGAAAAAATGATCTTTACAGCCCCCAAAATAATCGCAGGCATCATTAGTACCATCTGGGCGTTTACGACCTTCCTAGGGGTCGCTAGGAGCCTTCCAGAGGCAGATAGCAACATCATCCCAGCCGCCTATTACGAGGCAGTACTGCCAGTCAGCACCACAGTCGCGCCGACCACGACGATCACCACGATCGCCACTTGTGACGATGCCCTACAGCTCGCCCTCGACCTTGGCTTCCCAGCCGACCAACTCGGCACACTTGACCTAGTCATGCACCGCGAGTCACGCTGCCAAACAACAGCGCACAATTTGAGCGATCCCAACTCAGGATCGTACGGCTTGACACAGATCAACGGCTTCTGGTGTCTGCCTAACAGCAACTGGCCTATCGGCTGGCTACAAGAAAAGGGCATACTTGAAGAGTGCAGCGATCTCTTTAATGCCACGATCTCACTGCGCGCCACCCTTGCTATATACAACAACTCGAAATGGGCACCATGGGCGACAGCGAACTAAACAACATCTATCCCGAAACTGGGATCACGGAGCACACCCGGGCGATGATGGGCATGATCGACGACCTGTTCACACCGAACCATGTCAAGCGATCAAAAGCATCACATCTCTATCACTTGGTCGGCGAACTCGAAGCCCTACGCGACGACCTACGACGCATGGACGACCCACGCGCAAACTTCCTACAGCTCGCCATCACCGAACTCAGCCAACTCATCATCTAACATCATCCCAGTAACCCGAACAAAGGACACCCGACATGTCAGACCTACAGCTCTTCCAAGCCACCCTCGGCCTCGGCGGATACAAAGAACAACCGTTCACGATCGAGCGCAATGTGGTTGCAATTAGCCGATCAGCACACCCAACATCTGCTAACGCCGCACTACGCGCCTTGCCGAAGTCAGGCTCAAAGCGCAAGCGCGTGTACGACTTCATCAACCGTGTAGGCGGTGCTACCGATGAAGAGATCGAGGAAGCACTCAGCATCTCAGGCAACACGGTCAGACCAACACGCGGCTCACTAGTAAAAGACGGCTTCATTGTGGATTCAGGCCTTGAGCGACTTACTAAAGCAGGCAACCCTGCAATCGTGTGGCGTGTGGCGTGACCAAGTTCGGCAGATACTTGCCGTCAGATCGCACCGTAAAGCATCGTGAACGAACAGCCAGAGCAATAGAGACCGACAATAAGCGAAGAGAAAAGGCAGAAAAAATGGGCTTCGACCTTGCAAATTACGAGACAGTGGCAGATCGACTTGTGCGTTGGTGGGACGCATATCCCAACGGACGCATACAGACACAGATTTACCGTTACGACGGCACAACTGTTGTGATGAGCGCGGAAGGGTACAACAACGATGACCGACTGATCGCCACCGGGTATGCAGAGGAAACAGTGTCAGATCGTGGCGTAAACGCAACCAGTTTCGTAGAGAACTGTGAAACCAGCGCCATAGGCCGCATGATTAGCAACAGCCCTATCGGTACTGCTGGCCCTCGACCATCAAGGCAAGAGATGGAAAAGGTAGAGCGAACTGTGCCTGTGCGCGCTGTAGTTGGCTCAGGGCAAGCCGTAGCAAAGCCACAGCCCACATCAGGGGCGTTCGTAAGTTCTAAGCAACAGACATACATCAAGGCGCTTGCCCGTGGTAAAGGCTGGGACGAAGGCGAAACACTCGAGCAGCTTCATGCCTTCCTCGGGGTCAACGATGTGATCTTGGAGACCTTGACCGCATCTCAGGCAAGCCGTGTCATTGAGGCATGGAAGTGAAAGAGGCAGATTTCCAAAAGATTGTCATAAACCTTGCCAAGATGCATGGCTGGCTTGTGCATCATCCGCTGCCATCTATGAACAAGCGCGGCATCTGGGCAACCCACGAGCTAGGAGATCACGGCTTTCCCGACCTTGTACTTGCACATCCATCGGGCCGTGTTATATTCGCAGAACTTAAAAGCGATAAAGGCAAGATCTCACCGCTGCAATCACGATGGATTACAACGCTTCAACAAGGCGCAGTCGTCTGGGTGTGGCGTCCAGCCGACATCAACTGGATCTCCCAATATTTAAGTCTTAAAGGACGCACAACTTCATCAGTCTCATCGACCTAAGCCATTCGCACGGCAGTTGGTAACACTCGGTAACGAGGGTAGATCGACGCGCCCTGAAACATGCAACACGAAATGAATTAGGCAAAGCGTCGAGGCGACCTGTAAACATAATCAGGTAGGTAATGAGGTAACGGAGTGAGGCATCCCGTGGGTGAGCATTACCGCATTAGGCTCACACACATGACATACCGTTAACAAACAAAGACCGAGGCAACATGAACCCGACAGCAACACAGACCACAAAAGAACGAGAGCAAGGCGCTTGCGCCGCGCTAGCTCAAGCCGAAGGCGCGAGAGCATGAGCAAAGCACACCGAGACCCCCAGTACACAGCCAACAGACGCAAGGTCTTAGCCAACAAGCCTGACTGTGCATACTGCGGCAAACCCAACGCAGACACAGTAGATCACATACTTGAACTCGATGCCGGGGGCGACCACTCAATGGACAATCTTGCACCATGCTGCGCGGCTTGCAACAACATAAAAGGCCACAGATATGTCACCGCTAGAAACGCACACCGCCAACACTCAAGACACGAGTCAATGCAAAAAAATGGAGTGCGAAATATCAAAGAGGTTTTTTATGAAGAGAAGAGATTGAC